AGGATCAACGTACACACGGGGATGTGTAACGATGGCTGATCTACCCCAAGATATAGGCAATATCAAGGCCCGTGCGAAAGATTGCACAGCTAAGCCGATCAGCAATCCAGCAAAGCTGTTGCGCGGCTACATGAAAGCCACCGGGATCGTCTGCGCCAGAACGCTAGCGCGCGATCTTGGCATTCCCCTTCGGACAATTCAGCGGCTTAAGCTCGAGGTCGCCACGTCTTCGGAAGACGCCATATATGGCGCGCAAGACGAAGCGCCAAAGACGCCAAACGCGCCATATATGGCGCAAGGAAGTGAACGGACAAACGCCAATGACGCCATATATGGCGCATCTGACGCGCCAAACGCGCCATATGTGGCGCCTCGCGCGCGCGTAGAGGATAATAACTTAACTACTAACCTAGAAACTAAGGTTAGTACTAATCCCCCCCCCTATAGTCCCCCCCCCTCCCCGCCGCTCGATTGGCGCACGGCTTTTGCTGATGCTGATTTGCAGGCAGGCGTTGAGGTCAAAAACGGCGAGGCGGTGCTGGTCAACGGGACGCACGCCGCCTGGCTGGCCCGCTTCGGCGGCGATGCAACGCGCCTCGAACTGGCGATGATCGAAGCCCGCGCCGCGCTTCAGCCCAACAGCCGACAGCCCATCAAGCTGCAAATCGAGCGGGTGCTTGCCAGGATCGCCGGCCAAAAGCGCGACAGCGATCAGCGCTACGCTTCAGCAGCCAAGCACCGGCAGGGTTCGCAGGGCTTGGCTGACGTGCTGCCCTTCCGCGTCAGCCCCGACACCGTGCGCTACGCTCGCCCCGCCGAGGAGGCCGTGTGATGCTGCACGCACCGATCAGCGAGCTCCCCCACGACATCGAGACCGAGCAGGCCATCTTGGGCGCGGTGCTCGTCAAAAACGACGCGATGACTGCCTTCGAAAGCCTAGCGCCTGGGGATTTCTTCGATCCCATCCACCAGGACATTTGGCACGCCATGCAGCAGCAGTGGGCCAACGTCCGGGCCATCAACGCTGTGTCGCTTAGGGCCATCCTGCAGGAGCTGCCCGACATTGCCGACAACGTCAGCCCTTCCGAGTACATCCGCCGCTTGGTGAGCATCGGAGACACGAGCAACTTGCACGCTTTGGCCGAGGCGCAGCGCGAGATGTCGCAGCGGCGCAGCCTTTGCAAAACCGCGATAGGCCTCGACGCATGTGGGCGCAATCTGTCGGCAGATGTGCGCTTCGCAGCGGGCTATGCCGTCGAAGAATTGGACGAGGTGCTATCGGCAACGCGCACGCGCGGCCCGACACGCAAGCGTGCAGGCGAAGCCTTTGTCGAGATGCTTGATAGCCTCAAGTCGGACGACGGGAGCAGTCGTATATCCAGCGGCCTGACCAGTCTCGACAACGTCACGGGCGGCTGGCGCCGGCAGCAGTTCGCCATCCTCGCCGGCAGGCCGTCTATGGGCAAATCGACCGTAGTGACGTCGGCCATGTTGCGCACGGCTCGCGCTGGCGTTGGCGTGCTGATGTTTTCGCTCGAGATGCCCCACCACGCGCTCGCCGCTCGGTGCCTTTCGGATCTGTCGTATTCCGCTAATCGGCCAATTCCCTACGCTGCTGCGCTTGCCGGCCACCTTGAAGAGCGCGACCAGCATCTGTGGGCGGAAACCGCCGCCCGCTTTGAGATGTTGCCTTTGGTCGTGGACGATCAGCGCGGATTGACCGTGGCCGAGATAGCCGCTCGCACACGCGCCGAAGCGCAGCGCATGGAGCGCGACGGGCACAAGCTGGGGCTTGTGGTGGTCGACCATCTCGGGCTCGTGCGGCCGTCCGAACGTTACGCTGGGAACAAGGTCCAGGAGGTCGGTGAGATCTCCGACGCTTTGGCAACGTTGGCGAAGGATCAGGACGTCTCGGTGTTGGCCCTGCACCAGCTCAACCGTGGCACTGAGGCCCGCGAGAACAAGAGGCCGACGCTGGCGGACCTTCGAAACTCAGGCGACCTCGAGCAAGACGCGGATCTGGTGATCTTCGCCTATCGGGAAGCCTACTACCTCGAGCGCACGAAGTGCGACGTCGGCAGCCAGATGGAGTTGCAACGACAAACGGAGCTGGAAGCATGCCGGAACACGCTGGAGCTGCTGATCGCGAAGAACCGCAACGGCCCGACAACGACGGTGACGCTGTTCTGCGACATGGCATGCAACGCAGTGAGGGATCTGGCGCGATGAAGTGGCAGCACCCGCGCATGTGGGACGATCACGGCGGCGAGCTTGATCGCATCCTGTGGCGCAACCGCCAATGGGCGGTGACGGAGTATGGCATCGAAAACACGCTTGGCCCGGTGCATTACCACATCCCATGGTCCGACGTTCTGGTGAGGCAGGGTGCAGCGTTCAGCTGGCCGCAGCACATGGCCGAGAAGACATGGGTCGATGCCGATATGTTCCTGCAAGCGCACGACAAGGCGCTTGCCATGCAGCAACACCGCACGGGCGGGGAACACGCACCATGACCGACTTTGCACGCACGCACGCAAGAGCCGACGACCTCGACACGTCGCAGGCATCCGCCGCCCGTGCCGAGACTATGGCGCATCGCCAAAAGGCAGCCATCTACGCGTGCCTCAAAGCTCACGGCCCGCAGACCAGCGACCAGATCGCCCAAAAGGTGGCCCTGCTTCCGCACCAAGTCATCAAGCGCGTTAGCGACCTGCGCGCCGCCGACGCCATCGTTGACACGGGAGAACGGCGCCGGACCAGGACGGGAAGGCCCGCCGCCGTGTGGAAGATCAAGCCAAGCGAGGCCGCCGAATGACCAGCAAGCCCGTCGGTGGGATCCGCGTCAAAGACGGCAAGGTCCTCCGCGTCCGCAAGTATGCCGCCGGCCAGCGCAAGCGTATCGAAGGCCAGGCGGCCCGCCTGGAGAAACAGTGGAAGGCGAAAAGCAAATGACCATCGCCCGCCACGTCATCCCCCCTGACCGCCGCCAGTCCCTTATTGCCCGCCTCAAATGGTGGGCCGAAGCCTGCCCAGACAGAGACGTACCCGTGCCTGCGTGCGACTTAGCCCAGCTTTTGGAGATCACGCATGACGAGCATTTGGTATGTGGCGAGAGTCAGACCGCAGCGGGAGATCGCGGCAACGCGGGCGATGGCAGCCCTGGACGTCGTCGCCGCAGCTCCGTGTGAGCGGCTACAGATCCGCGACCCGCGCGCCAAGGGCTGCCGGAAGTGGGTACAGCGCCCGATCCTGGTCGGCTACCTGCTGCTCGCGTACGATGCGAGCCCCGCGTGGCATGGGTACGTCAATTCATTGGAGTGGCCTGACGTTGGCGGCCGGATCGTGCAAGCATGGGTCGGAGCCAGCGGCCAGCCGACGCCGATCCTTCACTCGGAGGTCGACCATCTGTTCAAGATGATCGACGCGCCGCCGCCGACACCGCCCCGGCTCGAGCCCGGCATGGTGGCCAGGATTTTGGATGGCGCGCTGCTAGGGTCGGAGTTGAAGATTGAGCGCATCGAAGGGCGCTATGCCGATTTGCTCTGGCCGGGTGGGCGTGTGCGCGTGCCGACCAAACATCTTGAAAAGGCCAGTTGACGAACAAGGCCAAATCATGGCATGGCGATTCGTACGGCATCGTATTGCGGTCGCGCCGGCTCCCACGAGAGTAGCCGCCTGACGCCAAGACGGACACTGGTCCGCCGCCGTAGCCCTCATTCCGCCCGGACATGATGCTCGAGATCGTCGCAGAATATGCTGCAGCCATAAGCACATGGCAGGCCGTGCCTGGCCTCGCACTGGCTGCGCTGATTATCGCAATCGGGATTGCGATCCTCGTTGACGCGGTAAGCCGGCCATGAGCCCGACCGATCAAGCCTATCTCGACGTTGTGCACGAGCTGATGCGCCGCAGCGACGAAGGCGACGAACTAGCCACCCGCGCTATTGCCGCCATGTCACTGTTGTCCTGCGGTTGGCACCTCGGAGACCCGGAGCCGCCCGAGTGGCAGTGTCAGATTATCGACTTGGCCGACGTCCTGCAGCATGACGGGGCCGCCTGATGGACGAAGACAACGCCATCCTGATTAGCAGCATTCTCGACGCCGCGGCAGACGCGATGGCCGAGGGCTACGAGAGCCCAGAGCAGGTCAAGGGCGTGATCTGCGCCGTCATCGACCAGTATTACGACCAGCTCCATGCCGTCATGGCCTTTGCAGAATACGACCCGGCGTTGAGCCCGACCCGCAACTAGTGCCGCGTCCTCAAAGGAGGACACCCCGTGAACGACAGCCTCAACTTTTACTTCAAGCTCGGGTCCGTGCTCGCACTCGCAGTGCTGGCCGGCGACCTCGTCATGTCCGCAATGTTCGGCTGGTCGCTCGGCTTCATGATGGCGTTGATCATGGGCGCGGCGAGCCTTGCATCGGGCATCCTGTTGATCTTCGCCGCCTATCACTGGGCGCGCGGGGTTCGTCCCCTCGCAATCGTGCTCGCCGTCGCCTGGCTGCCGGCATTCGGCGTCAACGTCTGGAGCAACATCGGCGTTGCCACCGCCGTCCGCATGGCCGACGTACAGGAAGCTCACGCACAGAAAGCCGTCTATCAGGACCGCCGCGACGGCCTCGCCAGTGCCAAGGCCACGCTCAAAGTTGTCGAGGACAATCTGAGGGACTTGGAAGCCGCCCACGCATGGGCCGGCACCGTCAAGGCAACGGGCCTTCGTGACAAGCTGACCGAGCTTCAAGCCGCCGCCGACCGGGAAGCCGCACGCGGCGGCTGCGGCCCCAAGTGTGAAAGCATCAAGCGCGAGATCATGAGCACTCAGGAGCGCATCGGAATTGCAGAACAGCGCGCCGATCTCACACAGCGCATCGCGGCTGCACAGAAGGTGGTAGCGAGCTTTGCCGACAAGGTCGCCGCCACGGATAGCGGTATCAGCAGCGCCGCCAATCAGTCGACGCTCCACGCCAAGCTACTTGCCGGCTTCCAGCTCGGGTCCGATCCCGACGCCACCAAGATCATGATTGCCAATGAGGCCACCGGCATCGCCATTGCCCTCGTCGTCGCCATCCTTTCGGTTGCACTTGGCCTTGGCAGCGTGTGGGACCGCCTTATGAGCCTCGCCCGCGCCCCTCATCGCATCGAGAACCCTTTAACGCCGGCCGACTGTGCTCCGTCCTCCTTGGGCACTCAGCCGGCGCAGCCCCCCGCAGGTCACGCAGCGGCACCTTCCTACGGCCTGCGGGGGCGCACCATCTACAAGGCCAAAGCCGACCGCCTTCGGGCACTGGCAGCAGCATAACCGCCGTCTATCTCATCGCCACATGGATCGCCGTCGTCGTCGCGATAGCAGCGCCCATCGCGTGGCTGAATAAGCGCAGCAGGTAGCAGTATGAGTGACAGACCAGCACACAGGCCGACCCAATACGACCCTTCCCATTGCGAAAAGGTAATCGAATGGGGAAAGCTAGGAAAATCAAGAGCTTGGATGGCTTCGCGCCTGAATGTTACGTATCAAACCTTGCTGAATTGGGAGCGGACGCACCCGGAGTTTTTTGACGCCTTGGCGCTCGCGGAGATGCACGCACAGGCGTTGTGGGAAGATGAAGGGCAAACCAACCTGCAAAACCGGGAGTTCCAAAGCAGCGTTTGGTCCCGGTCGATGGCCGCCCGCTTTCCTAAGCATTGGCGCGAGAAAACCGCCCACGTTGGCGGTGATGACGATGACAACCCGATCAAAACGGAAAGCAAGGTAGACCTTGGCCTTGATGAGTTCGCCCGCCGAATTGCTGGCATCGCTACCCGAAGCGATCAGAACGGCGGAGATCAATCGGCTGACGCCTAAGCAGCGGGACGCCCTGCTGCACTATTGGCCTTTCTGGGCAAGGCCTAACCAAGTTGCGCCCGATGGTGATTGGCTGACGTGGGTGATCCTCGCTGGCCGTGGCTTCGGCAAGACGCGCTGCGGCTCGGAATGGGTCCGGTCGATGGTCTGCGGTGACACGCCGTTGTCGGGCGGCAAATACCATCGCGTGGCCCTCGTCGCTGAAACCGCCGCCGACGCTCGCGACGTCATGGTTGAAGGCGATTCCGGCATTCTCGGTGTTCACCCGAAGGACTATCGACCGATCTACGAGCCATCCAAGCGTCGCCTGACCTGGCCGAATGGAACAACCGCCACGCTGTTCAACGCAACGGAACCGGATCAGTTGAGAGGCCCGCAACAGGATCTCGCATGGTGCGATGAGCTGGCGAAGTGGCGTTACGCTCAGGAAACCTGGGACATGCTGCAGTTCGGTCTGCGCCTCGGAGATCATCCCCGCGTCTGCATCACAACAACGCCGCGCCCTATTGTCCTCCTGCGTCAGATCATGGCCGACCCGCGCACCGTCACGACGCGGGCCGGCAGGAACTTAATGCCGAGCTGCTTGACGACGTGCCAGGCGCTTTGTGGACGCGCGAAATGTTGGACCGCAAGCGCATGCGGCCAGACGACAAACTTCCCGACTTGCAGCGCGTCGTGGTGGCCATCGACCCCGCCAGCAAGAGCCAGGAAACGGCAATGAGCGAGGGCACAGCAGAGACCGGCATCATCGTGGCGGGCCTTGGTGTCGATGGGCGCGGGTATGTGCTCGACGATCTGACGTGTTCGGCCGGCCCGACTGGTTGGGCGCGTCGCGCGTTGTCTGGCTATGATCTGTATTCCGCCGACGCCATCGTGGTTGAGACGAACCAAGGCGGCGACATGGTCAAGCAGACGATCAAGAGCTTGCGCGATGTTCCGGTGATCGAAGTGCACGCCTCTAGGGGCAAGGTGACGCGCGCCGAGCCGATTGCCGCGCTCTATGAGCAGGGCCGCGTCAGCCATCGCGGCGCTTTTGCCGACCTCGAGGATCAGATGGTCCTGTTTACCCCTTTGGGCATTGTCGGCGACACGACAGGCGACCGCGTTGACGCGCTGGTGTGGGCCATGTCGCAGCTCATGCCGTCAATCGTTCGCAAAGAGCGGCCCGATTGGTCGAAGCAGTTCACCAACGGTGCGCCCGCTTCCGGCGCCTGGATGGGTCTTTAGAATATTTTACCCCTGAAGTAACGGTTTCCCGCCCTACATGACACCGGCAAACGAGCAAAAATCTTCTAAAAAGCTGTCTGCCCGCGAAGCTGACGCGCTGGTGCGCGAAGTGCGCGAGCGGCTTGACGACTCGTGGCAGAACGACCGCGACAACCGCCAGGACGCGGCCAACGATTTGCGCTTCCTCGCCGGCGATCAGTGGCCCGAGACGGTGCGGCGCGAGCGGGAAATGGCCGGCCGGCCGATGATCACGGTCAACCGGCTCCCACAGTTCCTCAACCAGATCGTCAACGACATCCGCCAAGCGGACTTGGCTATCAAAGTGGTTCCC